CCGCGGCAGCCGCGCCCAACGCCATCGCGTTGAGGGCCCCTGCGGCGCCGACCAGGCCGGTACGGAGCACGGGCAGCACCGCGGTCGCAGTGTCCCGCAGGGACCCCGCCAGGCCCTCGAAGAGGCGCTGCTGCACGGCCTGCTGCAATGCGGTCCACGCCCCGCGCAACGCGATGACCTGCATCACGAACGCGCGGGCGTTCGGAGAAAGCTTGGCGAGGGCCTGGGCGAGCTGGTTCACACCGCCGCCAGCAGCGCCCGCAGCGGCCGCGCCGATGGCCTCCTGCGCCTTCGCGATGCTCTCCAGGCCCTGCGCGGCCGTACGCGCCTGCTGCTGCCGGGCGTCGGCGAGGGCCTGCTCCTGGTCCGCGAGGTTCCGGTTGGCGTCGGCGATGTTCTGCCGGGCGTCGACCATGGTCTGAGACCCGTCGACGCCGGCCTTGTTCGCCGCGTCGGTGTCCGCCTGGAGCCGGCCGACCTGGAGCTGCTGCTCCTTCAGGGCCTGCACCGCCTGGTCGTACGCCAGCTGAGCGCGCGAGACTTCCTCCGGGTTGCCGTACAGCTTGGCCTGCGCCAGTTCCCCGGCCGCGTCCTCAACGGCGTTCTTCGCGTCCTCCGCCTGCAGCTTCGCGTCGACCAGGGAGTTGTTCATGTCCTCCAGGTCGCGGGTGGCCTGGCGTCGGGCGTCGTTCAGGTCGAGCTGTGCCTGCCGCGCCTGCCGCTGCGCGTCCGCTACCTGCCGCTCCGCCCGTGCCGTGGCCTGCGCAGCCTGCTGGTTCGCGTACGCCGCCTGCTCCCGCGCGTCGCGCAGCGCCCGCACCGCGTTCGCGGCCTGCCTGGCACTACCCGCCGCACCACCGCCCCCACGCGGGGGCGCGAACGCGGCCTTGAACGCCCCGCTGATCCCGCCGAGACCTACCTTCACCGCCCCGAACGCGGACGCCAGAGCAAACACACCAGACGCGCCCACCGCGGCCGCCGGCGCGATGTCCGCCAGCACCGCCACCAGCCCGGCCGCCACCGGGATCGCCGCGCCCAACGCCGCAGCCACCAGCCCCGCCTTGCCCGCGGCGCCGGCCAGCGCCGCCGCCGCGTTCCCTGCGGCGCTGCCGATCCCGTCGAGAACGACACTGACCCGGCCCAGGCGCGACCCGGAGCGCTCCGCGTCCTGCGCGGACCGGTCGATGTTCCGGATCGTGTTCCTGGCAGTGGTGTTGACCCGGATCGTCAGCGTCCGGTTACGGGCCGCCCGGTCCGCTTCCTGCCGCAGCGCGCGCAGCTCGGCGCGGGCGCCGGTCGTGTCGACGTTCGGAGCGATCCTGGCCCGCCGGAAGATCCGCTCCAGGTCCCGCAGCTGCAGCGTCAGCCCTGCGGCGAACACCCGGAAACGCAGCTCGGACGCGTCGAGGATGCGGGTGAACTGCGAGTTGTCCGCCCGCACGTACGCGTTGAGCTCGCCGACTGTGAGCGCCACGACGACCCCCTACCTGCCCCCCTTGCCCGGGGGGGTGAAGTGCCGCGACACGCGGGAGTCCGTGGAGAGCAGGCCGAGGATGCGGATCCGCAGCCATGTCCACGTGCGCTCCCGCAGGACCCCGGAGCGCACGTCGACGCCGTACACCTGGTGCAGGTCGGCCTCGATCAGCAGCCACTGCTCAAAGAGCGTCCGCCAGTTCAGGCCTTCGATGACCTGGCCGCGGTCTTCCCACCCGGGCGGCCTTTCGAGCCACTCGAAGAGGCCCGTGACGGGGTCTTGCTGGCCTTTGCCGACCCACTCGTCTTGGCTGCGGCCCGCCGCTGCTCCCTGTTCTGCGGCGCGGCGAGCTTCGTAGGGTCCCCGGCGGCCTGCCAGTACGCCTCGGCGTCCTCGATGCCTCGGGAGATCCACAGCACGGCGGTGAGGCCGGCGTGCCGGGTCCATGCCCAGTCGACGCCGTCGCCCGCCATCTCCGCGGCGGCCGGGCCGAGCGCCATCGCGATCAGGTCGCGTTCCTCGTCGTCGTCGAGGAGTTCCGTCTCGGCGGGCTCCCCGCCGGCCATGAGCTTCGTGGCCAGTGTGGTGATCTTGACGACGGTCATGCCGTCCTCAGCTGGCGGCGACGGGATGCGGTACGTGCGCCTGGTGCCGTCGCGGCCGGGGACCGGCAGCTCCAAGCAGTCGTCGAAGAGGCCGTCGAGCGCCTCGAACTTCGCCACGTCAGGCCGCCAGCGGGTTGTCGATGAGGAGGAGCTGCCCGGTGCCGGTCAGCGTCGCCTTCACCTGCTCCAGCGACGTGCGGGTGCCCCCGGACGGTTCCCACGTGACCAGCGCGACGCCCTGGTACGCCTCCGGCAGCCCGTCCCGGTCGTAGAAGCGCACACCGACCTTGCTGTCGGCGCCGGACGCGAAAGCGGCGGTGCGCAGCGCCTCGTGGACCGTGGAGTACGTCGTGCTGTCCGCGGTGGCCTTGCGGTTGAACGTGGCCTCCCCGGACCAGGCCTGCCCCGTCTTGGTGTTGGACGCCCACCCGCCCTCGTCGTACGTGGAGTCGTCCTCGATGTTCGGGTCGGCCTTCCACGTGAAGTTCGTGATGGCGGGCAGCAGCTGCCAGTCCGGGGAGTCCGTGGTCCCCATGTTGATGTCGACCTTCCACCGGCGGGCGAGCGCGGTCTCGGTAGGTGTGGACATGATCACTCCTATTCGTACGAGTTGGGCAACGCCCGGGTGGTCTGGAAGTAGAAGTTGTGGACGCGCTCGTCACGGCCGTGCGCGTCCTCACCGAGGAGGACCATCGACTGCCGCCACGACACGGCCACGCGGACGGTGCGCAGCATGTAGCCGCGCCGGTTGTGGAGCAGGCCCATCACCGAGTCCCCGAGGTCGAGCACGCCCAGGGGGTCGACACCGGCGCGGATCCGCACCTGCACGGCGGTGACGGTGTCGGTGGTGACGTCGTCGTCGACCGGGTACGGCGTCAGGCAGATCACCCGGTCGGGCTGGTCGGGCATCGAGCGGATGACGATCGCCGTGTCGCCGGTGTCGTACGGGGTGTCCTCGCGGTACTCGCCGATCCCGGCGTCGGTGAGGAGGTCGGTGAGGCCGAGGACCAGATCGGACGTGTAGGCCACGGCTCACCCCCTGCCTGGTGCGATCGGGTCAGCGGGCGAGGTAGGCGCGCAGCCGGTCGGCGATCGCCGTGACCATCTGATCCGCGAGGGAGTTGAGCGGCTGCTCCAGGTATTTTGCCTGCCGGCCGGGCGCGTGCCGCCACGTCAGCTCCTCGTGCTGCCGGGCGGCGTACACCGTGTTGAAGGACACGACGCCCTCCAGGCCCTCCCGGCTGGCCTTGCCGGACTCCACGAGCGGGCCCTTGTCGAGCGGGGCGACAGCGCGGGCGGCTGCCAGGAGCATCTCGGTGGCGTCGTCGACACCGTCCTCGGTGTGCTCCTGCGCCTCCTCCTTGATGCGCGCCCCGTGCCACGTCACGTCCACGTACTGCTGGGCCATGAGCGGCTCCCCTACTGGAGGTAGATCTCCAGGTGGTCGATCGGGACGAGGCCGCGGGTGTCGTACTCGGACACCTGCAGCACCGCCGGGCGGGTGCCGTCCGGGAGGGTGACCCGCGACTCGGTGGTGACCGTGGGCCCGAGGTCGCAGAACACCTGGCTGGTGCTGGTGACTTCGCGGCCGTCCGGTGCCCGCGCCACGCGGGTCTTGTGCTCCAGGTAGCACGGCACCTGTTGCGGGTCGCCGTACAGCGGGCCGCGGCCGCCGTCACCGAGGTACGCCTCCACGGTGACGGTGTTCCGCAGCAGCAGCGGGGGGATCGGCATCACCAGCACCCCCACCCGTTGGTGCCGACCGCGACCCGGAACACGTCGACGGGGAGCACCGCGAGCGCCCGGTACACCCGCGGGCCAATCGTAGCCGCGGCGATGCGGTTGTCGCCTGCGCCGTACTGGATGGACAGGCCCCCCAGTGACACGCCCTGGATCGGCCCGGATGTGTCGACCTGCTCGCCGACCGCGGCCCAGAACTCGACCTGCGCGCACACGGCCTGGGTGAACGCCGCGGCGACCGCGGTGTTCGTCGGCAGGCCGGTGTCGTCGGTGTCGTACCAGGCCGCGGCCAGCACGTCGGCGTCGAGCAGTTCCGACGCGCGGGCCAGACGCCGGTCGATGTCGTCCGGCGGGGTCGTCCCGGAGTAGGTGGCGTAGTCCGCG